AGAACAGAGTTTCCTGAAGAGTGGGAAGCAATGTCTGTTTCAGAAAGAGAGGTTTTCGCTTCTCAAGAGTTTGATAGAAGACTCAATGGTTTGTGGTTTATGAACAATGGTGTTCCAACTTATATTACAGGGGTACACTATTACTACATAAACTGGTGTAAGCTAGATGTCGGCTATCCTGATTATAGGGATAGAGACAGAAGGTTCTTTACATTTTGGGAAGCATGCGTAAAAGACCCCAAGTCTTACGGTATGGTTATGGTAAAACATAGACGAGAAGGTGCGTCTTGGAAAGGAGCAGCTATGGCTTTGTATTACATAACTCAAAACTTTAATGCTCACGGAGGATTGTTGTCAAAAACTGGTAAGGATGCTAAGGATTTATTTGAAAAGGTTGTATATCTTTTTAGAGGAATGCCTGAGTTTTTTCAACCAATCATTGACGGTACAGATAATCCAAAGTCAACTTTAAGTTTTAGAAAGCCTGGGGAAAGAATTACCAAAAATAACAAGAAGGTTTCTAAGTCTGAAGCTTTAGATTCTAAGATTGATTTTAGAAATACAAGAGACAACTCTTATGATTCTACTAAGCTAAAGTTCTTCATGTCTGATGAAGCTGGTAAATGGAAAGAAGCTAGTTTAAAAAAGAACTGGCAGATTGTAAGACCTTGCTTAACGCAAGGAATAAACATTTACGGAAAATGCTTTATGCCATCTACTGTTAATGAGATGACAGAAGGTGGTGACGAGTTAAAAGATGTTTGGGTTGATTCTGATATTAAAAATAAAGATGCTAATGGGTATACTCTATCTGGCTTATATAGATACTTTACTCCAGTATATGACGGGTACGAAGGATTTATAGATGAGTATGGCAACTCTGTTATTGAGACACCTGAATCTTCAGTTAAATCTGTGGAGGGACATATGATAGATATGGGTTCAAAACAATATTTTGAAAACAGGAGAGAGGCTATAACAGATACTGCAAAACTTTCAGAGGAGAAAAGACAATATCCTTTTAGCTCTGAAGAAGCGTTTAGAAAAGAAGGTAATACTAGTATATTTGATTTAGAAAAGATATATCAACAACTAGATTACTTAGAAGATTACGGAGAACGTTTAGTTACAAAGGGAAATTTTATATGGGCAAATGGAGTTCAGGATTCTGAGGTAACATTTAAACCAGATAAGACTGGCAAGTTTATGATAAGTTGGACTCCTTCAGTAGACGACCAAAATTTATATTACGATAAACTAAACACTCCAGGTAATAAAGAAACAATAGTTGCAGGGTGTGACCCTGTAGACCACGATACAACGACTGATGGCAGACGCTCTGATGCTGCTGCTTATGTCTTTAAAAAATTTGGAATGGATTCTGAGCACGCTCACTCTTTTGTTTGTGAGTATTTAGCCAGACCTCCTAAAGTAAAAATCTTTTACGAAGACATGGTTATGATGTGTAAGTTTTATGGTTGTGAAATATTAGTTGAGAATAATAAGATAGGACTAATAAACCATTTTAAAGAGAGAGGTTACGAAGCATACTTAATGCACAGACCTGAAAGCACACATACCAAGTTTAGTAGAAAGCAAAAAGAATACGGTGTTCCCACAACAGGAAAGGTTGTGATAAACGCAATATCAGATTCTGTTCAAGCGTACATCTATGATTTCGTAGGGTATACTGAAGATGGAGATATAGGAGTTTGTTACTTCGATAGACTGTTGAAAGACTGGTCTCAATACGAGCCAGAGAACAGAACGAAATATGATAGCACGATTGCTAGTGGATTAGCTTTAATAGCAGCTAACAAGAATGCTAAAAGAAAAGAAATAGAAAAGAAAGTGTCACAGCCTTTTGTTAGAAGGTATGATAACTCTGGTAATATGTCAAAACTAATTAGTTAAAATGTCTAAAAAACAAGGTATCTATGCTGGCTATCCAAATCCTTTAGCCACACCAGAAGAGAAGATGAATCCAGAGTATGGATTGCAATACTTCAGAAAAATGTATGCAGACTTTTCTGGAGAAGATGGAAGCCTTTACGGCTCTAGAAGAAGAAGATATATTGTCAACAGAGAGTACGCAGAGGGAATGCAGAATGTTGGCAAGTATAAAAAGCTTTTAGGAAATAATGGAGACTTATCTTATTTATCTTTAGACTGGTCTATCGTACCAGTAATACCAAAATTTGTTGATGTAATTGTTGGTGGTTTAACAAATCAAGATTACGAAATAAAATGTACTGGTATAGATAAGGTTGCGCAAGACGCTAAGATTCAAGAAGAAATGAGACTGTCAGCTAAGATGATGCTTCAAGACTTTACCAAGGACTTGGAGGTTATGACTGATATTCCTCTTGGTGGTGATGAAAAACTTCCTACTGACTCTGAAGAGTTGGAGCTACATATGCAGCTTAACTATAAGCAAGCTGTAGAAATAGCTATGGAAGAAGGTATTGACTTATGCTTCTCAATAAACAATTGGAAAGAAATATCTAAAAGAGTTATGAGAGACCTAACCGTTGTTGGGTTTGGAGCTACCAAAACTTACAGCGATAAGGATGGTGTTCATGTTAGATATGTAGACCCAGCTAATCTTGTTATATCACATTCCAACGACCCAGACTTTAGAGATATGTCTCATGCTGGAGAGGTTAAGTATTATACGATTCACGACATCAGAAAGATGGCTGGTAATCAATTTACGGAGGATGAGTACATAGAAATGGCTACGGTTTCTGCTGGAAAGTATGACAACCCAATAGATGTCCCAACTCAAAAAACATATTACAAAGGATACGAAATGTATCAGTATGATAGCTTTAGAGTTGCTGTGTTAGATGGTGAGTTTAAAACAGTTGATAATATAAGACATGAGAAAAAATATAACGCACACGGCAATTATACTTTAAATAAAAGAGACTCTAAATACAAGCTACCTAAGAAATCTAGATACAAAAGAGAGATGCTAGACAATCCTGTGGAGATGATTTACAAGGGTAAGTATATTATTGGAACTGAGTTTATATTTGATTATGGTAGAGCTGATAATATTATAAGACCTAAATCTAACAAGAGTAAGGTTAGAATGTCTTATGCTGTTTACATGCCAAACCAAATAAACTTAAACAACAAATCTCTTGTTGAAAGAATGATGCCTTTTGCTGACCAGATTCAGATAGCACATCTTAAAATACAACAACTAATTGCTAAGGCTAAACCAAAGGGAGCTGCTTTTGAAATAGGCTCTCTAGAAAACGTAATGCTTGGAGATGGTGGTGAGTTTACTCCACTAGATGTTCAAGATGTTTACGAAGCTACTGGTAATATTTATTACCGCATGCAGCAGGAAGATGGCAGCATGGGTAACCCAAATCCTATACAGGAACTATCTGGTGGTATTGGTGGGGCTCTTAATGAGTTGATGGCTATTGTTAATTATAACATGCAGCAAATTAGAACGGTAACTGGTGTTAACGAAACTAGAGAAGGTGCTGCCCCAGATAAGGAGGCTTTGGTTGGTGTTCAGAAGTTATCACTACTTGCTTCTAATAATGCTACTAGAGGATTAAATCAAGCATACCTTTCTATTATGGAAGGCTCAGCAAAGTCTGTTGCTTTAAGAATACAACACTTTGTTAAGTATAATAAAAACTACATGGGATATATTAATAACATTGGAGACATGAACCTTAAAGCTATTGAGGTTACTGCTGATGTTCACCCTCATGATTTTGGAATTATTATAGAAGCTTTACCAGACGAAGAAGAAAAAGCATTATTAGAAAATAACATTCAAATGTCTTTGTCTCGTGACGAGTTAAGAATAGAGGATGCGATTATGCTTAGAACAATAAAGAATGTTAAGCTGGCTAATCAAATGCTTATACTAAGAAGAAAGAAGTATAACGAGGAAAAGATGGAAATCGCTCAGCGTAATTCTGAGATGAACGCACAGATTCAAGAGAGAGCTGCTGCTGCAAAAGCACAGTCTGATGCTCAAATAGAGCAAGTTAAACTTCAGGCTAAACAAGCGGCAATGCAGGCTGAGTTCCAAATGAAGGAAGCGTTTGCTCAAGCAGAGCACCAAAGAGAAATGGAAAGAATCAGAATGTCTGGAGATATT